GATACTTACCTATACCAGGTTGTGGCTTGTCAGTTATTTTAGAATAATCTTCATTAACATAAGCTACTCCTTTACCTTCTCTTATTTTTCTAGCTTTTCTTTTTTTACCCATAGCTACTTCTCTTTATTAGCATTGCAAAACTTTCTAGCAGCTTCAACACTTCCAAAACCCCATTTTTTTAAAGCTCTAGCTTTTCTAGTTGGTTCACCATTAGGTTTTTTCATAGGTCCTTTCATGCCTGCAAACCTACAAGCGAAAGATATTCTACGCTTACCTTTTCCACTGGTTTGCCTTTTACCTAGAACTCCACCAGTTTCTTTAGTATATTTAGCTCGCATTTTGCGATTTGATTTTTCATAACTAGCATCGTCCATTACTTTTTCTTTTTACCTATCTTAACACAATTGTTGACCTTTCGGCCACCTTTCATTTTCATGCCTTGCTTTTCATATCCTCTCCAGCATGCTTTCTTTTTTCTACCTGTTTTTGCCTTTGCCATAAATTATTTATCCTTTTTACTGTTTAGTTTACCATCAACCTCTCTACACCAGTAAAGTATTTCATCTACTTTTTCTTCTAGTTCATTTATATGTTCAGTTTGCCATTGTTGTTTAAGATCATATTCAATTCTATCTATTACAGCTGGAGGTAAATTTTTTGCTTTTTCAATATCAGATTGTAAAGTATAATACATACCAACAAACGTTGCTGTTAAAACTACGATCTTAATTATTCCTTTTAAATCTAGTTTCACTTCGGTTTGATCACTTATTTTCGTCATTTCTCCATTAACTCTAATAATTTTTTAACTCTATCCTCCTCATATTTTAAGGCTCGTATTTGTTTCTTACTTAAACCTAAACTATCTAACATTTCTACTTGTCTAGGTTTATTAAGTTTTGTATAATCCAACGAGTCTAATTGGTATTGGCTATATCTCATTGGGCTTCTTTTAGTAGGTCCATCTCCTAATTCTGTAGTATGAATGTCTCCTGTTTTCTCTTGTAACTCAAGAATTTTTTCTGCTCTAGATTTTTTATCTTTTAAACTACTGATTTCTTGTTCATTTAATCCATGTTTCTTTAATATATCCACTTGTTGAGCTTTAGTATATAAATTAGGATTAGTTGATTTTTTATCTTCGTCTCTTTGTTCTGTAGTTTGTAGTTGCCATTTAGGCCAACCAGCAGCCATAGCTATTCTCATCCACATAGCATTCTGATCGTCTCCCGCGTCTCTTAAGTTTTCTACTTTTTGTAATAGTCTATCTAATGGAATATTAGTAGTAGCAGAAAATACTTTAGCAAAAGATTCATATGCTGGGTTATCTAAACTAAACCCTTTATCTATCATTGATTGTCTTCCTGATTTACTATCAAAAGGTCTTCCTGCACTTTTAATCTTTTTCAACTTACTTTTTATAGCAGGTGAAAACTCTAATAACGTTTCCCATGCATCTGAATATTCCGGTCTATCTCTTCCACTTCTTTCATGTATATCTAACAATAGATTTTTAACTACTGAAACTGTCATACCAGCAAAACCAATACCTCTAAGTATACTATCTACTCCTCCGTTTAATACATCCATGGTTTTATTTTCTACATCTTCATCTGATGAATCTCCAAAACCTAAAGCAAATGCTCCTTGCTGCATTACATTAAACCATAAGTTCTGCATAACACCATAGTAAAGTATTCTTCCTATTTTTTCTTTAGCACTACCTCTACCATTTATTAAATCTTTAAAATCAGCTTTTTGAATCCTAGCGTATTGCATAGGAGTGTTAACAAACTGTAGTAATATTCTACCTAAGTCGCTAGACTGTTGTTGTGATATTTTACTTGGATCAGAAGACTGTTGAGATTTTTCTGATATCTCTATAAACTCTTCCCATGTTTTAGCTTTTGCTTCTGCTTCACTCATACCTTGTTTTTTAACAAGATCGTTTATTCTGTTTCTAAACCATGTTGCTCCACCAGACGCAATAGCAAAGCTGTCAGCAAATCTAGTAGGTGCATAACCTTTTTCTAGAATATAAGCTACAGCGGCTTTAGCTTTATTAGTAGATGTAGAAGCTGCATCAGCTATTTCAGATTCACTTATGTTTATTTTTAAACCATTTCTTCTATCTAAAAGATATTTAGAGTTCATTATCTCCATGAAATCTTTCCAATATTGAGGTTGATTAGCAAAAGCTTTACCTGCTTTTATAGGGTTATTAAAGCCCATATTAATAAAGTTAGTAGCAGAAATTGTTTGAAGTATAGCTGATCTACTATTTAAGAACATAATAGCACCTTGAGCATTGTTTATATAATCCAGTACTCTATCACTTAGTCTATTACCACTTTCAATTCTGTTTTTACCAGATTTCATTCTAGCTAAAGAGTTTTCTAAAGCTTCTCTATATTTAGGACCATACGCAGCTTCTAGTTTATTTAAATTCTTTTTAGAAAATATAACATCAACATTGTTATTCCACTCTTGTAAATATTTACTTCTCTTAGTTGTATTTAATATATCTATCAAATCAGTTGTTATAGTTCCTGCTAACCAACTACTACCAGGTTTATTATAACCATCTCCTTTTGTTAATTGCAGAATAGACTCTGCAAACACTCTAAGATCAGGTTCAGCATCTATAATTTTAGTTAGTTCAACTAGATCTGTTTTAGATAGTCCAGGTATTTCATGACCTGCTTTATTCCATAAATAAGTTCTAACAGCTTGTTCTTTTGTGAAACCAGACTTAGTTTTTTCTCTTAAGTTTTTTGGAACATCTAGCTCAGCTTTTAAAGCTTTAAAATCACTCATCATATTTACTCTATCAGCCCTCATGCTTTGTGTAGCTCGGGAATAAGGTTTGTATAATGTTTCATTATAAAACTCTCTTTGTTGTTCTCCTAATTTTCCTTTTCCTAAAGTGTAATCCATTAGCCCTGAGAAATCTTCTGCTGATGGTGGTAACCAGAATTTTCTTTTTTGATTCTCCTTACCTCTAATCTTAGCTTTAGCATCGGAAAATTCTTTTTGCCATTCAATACCTGTTTTATTCTCTATTATTTGATTAAACATTTTATCCATTACTTCTGAACTTCTATTTAATCTAGCTTGTTGAACTTGTGACTTAACATCAATAGGTTCTAAAGCTTCTTTAACAGCTTTAACATTAGCCATATGATCATCAGCAAAGTAAAAATCATTATAACCTTCTGCTGCTTTTTCAACTAACCATTCAGCTTTAGCTGCGCCTGTAGAATTACCTAACCCTTTAATGTTCTCTAAAGGAATATCAATACCCATTTCTTTTAAGAAAGTATGAATAGCTTTAGCAGATTCTTGAGATCTAGCAGTTAATATAAACATGTCTCTTTCTCCTGGAGCTTCTTTCATCTTTTTCATTAAGTCGAACAACGGTCCTTTTTTACCTTCAACTACTTTATTGAAGTCAGAAAAATCCATTTTCCAACCTTCATTAACTAAACGTTCTCCTTCTTTAGCAAACTCCTCTGCTGTAAGAATTTTCTTTTCTCCACCTTTAGTAGCAAACACTTTACTATTTGTTCTAGCAACAGTATCATCAAAGTCAAACACTCTAGCTTTCTTAACAACAGGATTTATTTCTCTTCCAACATTTAAAGCTTTATCACTAGTTTTAGTTACTTCTATAAGCTCTTGTTTAGTTTTTCCTTTAGATATTTCTTTATATCCTTCAATAATATTATCAACAACTTTTCTGTCTGCGGCTTTTACTTTTTCGTTTCTAGCTATTTTAGCAGCTGTTTCATGTGCTTTACCATACTTAGCTGCATCTATGTCTCCTCCACTTTCTATAAACTTTTTAGCATCAACCATAGCTCTAGCTCTTGGATCTCCAAATGTAGCATAAGTATAACCTCTATCATATCTTTCTCCACCTGGTACGACTTCAAAAGCATTAGGGTTGTCTACTTTATTATAGTCTTCTAGCATTTTATCAAAAGAGTTTTTATCTCCTTTAGTTCTACTTGTTTCAACTATAGCAGTTTCATAACTTTCTAAAGCTTTCATTATTTCAGCTCTACCAGTTTCACTTAATTTATTTCCTTCCCAATAAGTTTCATTCTTCATTAAAGTGGCTAATTCTCTTAACATGCTATCCGCAGCTCTTTTGTGCTCAATAGTCATGTCTTTTAATTTATCACCTTTAAAAGGAATCATTATATCTCCTAATCCAGCAGCAGCTCTTATACCACCACTCATTGTACTATTAAGTTGGTTGATCAATAAGAAGCCTACCTCTGAATCTAACTTTCCTCTACGCATTTCTCTAAATACATATTCCATTTCATCTACTACAGATTCCTTGAATTCGTCAGCAACTCTTTTTCTATTAGTAAGATCTTCTGAAAGTTCTTTAAATTTCTCTGGATTAGCTTCAGCCCATTTTTTACCACCCATCTCAGCAGCTTCCATCATCCATGTATTATACTTCTTAACTGATTTAGGATCTTGAGAAGCTTTATCTCCTTTTACTTTCTCGCCATTGATTTTTAAATTCCCAAAGTCTCCTTTTTTATTTATAGTCCACTCAACTTTTACTCCTTCACTATTTTTAGTCTTACCAATAATTCCAGACTTAATTGTTACTCCATCTTTTCCTTTAGTAGTTTTTACGTTTTTAGCTAATGATTCGAACACTTGCCCTTTTGCTCCCCATACTTGCAATCTATGTCCTTCTTTATGACCAGCTGAAGTTAAATGATCTAATTTTCTATTGTAAATTCTTTCTATTATTTTTGCTTTTTCTTCTACAGTTTTACCTTTATTAATTTCTTCTATTAAATGTTTCTTACCTGCAGCTTGACCATCTTTATATCTAGTTTTTAATAGTTCTGTAGCATTCGTCTTAGTACCCATTATTGTTTCTTGTAGTTTACCAAGCGCTTGTTCAGCGTAAGCTGTTTTATCTAATGTTCTTTCTAATTCAAAGTCTTTTACTTTTTGTTCAATAGATTTAATAGCTTCAACCTCTTTATCTACAACTTTAGCTTCTTTTACAATTCTACTTTTTTCTGCTTGATGACCTTTTCCTACTTTCTTAGCTATGCTAGCAGTTTCTCTAGCCATAGCGTCGATAAGTTTAGAATCAAACTTAAAACCTTCGAATTCAAAATCACTTAAAGCTTCTTGAAAAGCTTTTTTCCAAACGTTAGCTTTGCCCATAGTATAGGCATCCCAACCACTATATTCTTCTTTGTTTATTTTAGCTGTAGTTTCTTCTATGATCAAAGGCATTCTTTCTTTAAGCGCAACTGAAATAGCATCTCTAAGCTCAAGCTCTTTAGTTGGATCTTCAAAGTTTTTAGCACTGAATTCTCTAACATCTTTTGCTAATGTAGAAGATTTTCTAAAGTTACTTATCTCAATCTCTTGCTGTATCTTTTGAGTTACATCTGTAGCATCCAAATCTTTTGTTTTAAAAGCTTTACCAAACTCTTCTATGATACCACCTTGAGCTAGTAATTCTTTCATGTGAGACATGTAATCATCTCTTCTTAGATCAAACTCTTTTTTAGTTATTTCATTTCTATCATACTCTAATCTAGTCTGTTCAAAATCTTTTTCTACTTTATCTAACTCATATTCTATTTCATTCTTTTGTTCTACAGCTTCAATTAATTTTTTAGTACCATAACTATCTCCTAATTGGTAAGCTAAAGCATTTTTCTTTGTTGATATTCTCCCTACTTCAGTTAATTGATTAACAAATTTACTAATGTCAGCTTCAGTTATATTCTCTTTAACCTTAATAGCGTCCGGACCTGATGTCCATCTTTTGTCTCTTCCAGTACTACCTGAATACTTATTACTCTCAACTAACCAAGGAAAGTTTTTAGATAAATAACCTATAGGAACATTCTTAACAATACCTGGGAAATTTTTACTAAGCCAAGTTTTATATTCAGCCTTATTCTTACCCATGCTTTTCTTAATAGCTTTCTCTGCTTTAGGACCAAATTGTTGTTTAAATTCCCTTAAGAAAGGAGAGATAGTTTGATTAGGACCTTTAGGCGCGTTCATTTTTTCTACTAATGTAGGAAAGTCTAAAGACTTTATTTCTCTATTAAGATCAGCAATAGATGTTTCATTAAGACTTAATTGTCTCGCTGTTTGACCAGAGGTTTGTCTTTTATAAACTTCAGTACTAGCTTCTGCAGCGGTTATATCAAATCCTTTAGATTCTTTCATTTGATCTAGAGACTTAGTTGTTTCAAATATTCCCATGTCTCCAGAAATATTTAAAGCTTTATAATGCAAGAAACTATTTATATAAGCAAAAAATCCTTTAGCTCCACTTTTAGTTTGTTTAGCTTCGCTAAAGCCTTTAACCAATTGAGACATCTCACTATAAACACTTTGCACGTAGTTAGCATCCATTTTTTTCGTCCAACCTTTTTCAAATCTGTCACGAGGTAAATGTGCTGCAATTAAATTATCTAGTAATCCATCTTGCTCCATTTCGGTTAAAGCTTTTTTCCAACCACCTTCTGCCCAGTCAGCTGCATTCTCTTTGTAAAGTTGAATCATCGCTGGCTCAGCATCTTTTATACTAGCCTTGTTTACTACCGCATCTACTTCACCGCTTTTATTAAGCTCCCATTTTTGATACTCTTCAATAGCCTTGTTAGCAACTTTACTTAATTTTTTTAACTGTCTTCCTTCTGCTTTTGCAAAGTTTAATAAAAAGTTTTTAGTTCCTTCAGCTGTGGTTAAATCAAAATCTTTAAACTCTGTATCTTTGTTTATAACTTCGTTTAGTTTACTTTTAATATTATTCCAAGGTCTCTTACCATCTTTAGTAATAAATTCATCTAACTTACCTTCTTTAACCATTTCAGCCCAAATAGTTATCCATTCACTTCCCACGTATTTGCTATTGCCTTTAACATCTCCATGTTTCATTACAGCTTCTTTTACCAGATCATATTCTCCAGTATCTTTTAATAAGTCTATAAAATCTTTAACAAAACCTTTGTTTTCACCTACTTGTTTCTCTACTAATGGATGAACTAGCTCGTGAAATAAAGTAGCTTTCTTAGTATTAGTTAATTTAAAACTTTGTCCTTCAGCGAGCATTGGTTTACTTCTTTCAAATCCTTTTCCAAAGTCCGCTTGTGCAGTTCTAGCTTTAACAGGTTCTGTAACGATATAGGTTTTAGCACTTTTACCATCTTTACTTTTAACGGTTACTTCGGCTCCATATACAGTTTCATTTATGTCAACATTAGATTTATCAGCTTTAATGTCAACTTTATCTCCTTCCATCTTCTCTTTACCTGCTAGCAACTCATTGATAGTTTGATCTACTGTTTTCCCTTCTTTAACTTCTATATATTCAGGCTTGGTTATATTTTTCTTAAGAGCTCTTTCACCTTCTACTATAGCAGCTTCGTTTTCTTTTAAAGCTAGTTTTTCTTTTTCATATAATTCTAATTGCTCTGCTTTAATATTTTCACTTTCTATATCTAAAGTAGTTTTGTTTATTTGACCTTTTTTGTAAGCTTCTTTTAAACCTTCTAATCTAGAATTTAGTTCATATCCTTCTGATTGTAATTTAAAAAACTTCCTTTGTTCTTTACTTCCAGGTTTAAACTTATATCTTTCATTTACTTTAGCTAAATTCTCACACCATTCTAAATACTCCTTAGCTTTAAACTGATCCATACCTGTGGATTCCATTATGTCTAAAACCATTCTATCTCTTCCGCCTTGAGTAACCTCCATACGAGCTATATTACCTAGATTAACTTGACCCATTAAACCGCTGTCTTGACCAGCTCTTAATTGGTTTATAATCTCGTTGTATGTTCCTGCTAAAGTCCCTTTCCCAAAAATTCTATTCTCTGTATCTATTTTTTCTCTTTGAATATTATCTACTTGTTCTTTTATTTTTAAGAAATCACTTAATTGATTTAAGTTAGTGATCGCGGCAAGTTTCTGATTTTTATCTAAAGATTTATCTGCTTTTATTTCTTGAATTCTTTTTTCTCTAGCTAAGTTAATTTCTCCTTCAGTCCAAGAACTTTGCCATGGGTTTTTATCACTATAGTTTTTAATCTTTCTTAAATGTCCATTAAACATTTCCGCTACTTGATTAAACTTTTTAGTTCCAGCGCTTTGACCTAAGTTCTTAACGTTAGAAGATAAAACATCGTAGCCCATTTTAATATCTTTCAATCCAGTACGTGTGCCCATAACAAGCATAGCTCCATAAGTTTCAATTAAAGAATCTGCATCTAAAGCATGATCCCACCATTCTTTCCACGTTAATTCCTCATTAAATACATCTGCTAAAGTACTTGTTAATTCACCAGCTTTTATAGTAGCTGTACCAATGCCAGCTTGCAACATTTTTTTAGGCACATAACTAGCAAGAGCTAATGGTTGACCTAGAAGTAAAGGATTGTTTTTAATTATTCGTTGAGTACCTGTCCACTTTTGAGCTAATGGAGAACCTTGAGCTGCTTTGGTTATCATTCGCTGATTAAAACCTCTATTAACTTTTGCTAATCGTCCTATCCCCAGTCTAGCTGCAGTTGCACCAAAAGCAAAACTCCATACAGGCATTCTTTCTCTACCCCATAAATGACTTCCTAATTGGTTAGAACCTTCTAGTATCATAGCCTCATGCAACATAGCTTTACTCCATCCACCCATTATTGTGGCAGTTTTTCTACCAACTCCTAGACCTCTATAGATCTGAGTCATTTTTCTCCCAATATTAGCTAATGCTATCTCACTACCTAAACCAACAGTTGCAACTTCTATAAGAGCTGTTTCTATTGCCATAATAGCAAAAGTAGGAACTTGTCTTCCGATATTATAAAAATTTGAAACGTTATCAAGTTTTTTATCTAGTTCTTGTTGTAATGTATTTGTCTCGTATCTTTCACCAGTCTCTTCATCTACCTCTGTTGTCCACTCAACTTTTACACCTAAATCTGCTATAGCTGAGTTAACAAATTCTTGCTGTAGCATGTCATTACTTAAGTCATAATCAGTTTTACCTACAGCTTCTTCCCATCCATCTTTAATACCTTCTACTACTCTATCTGCGGCTTGTGCTCTATAGCCTTGCCCTTTTTCATTTACTCCAAAAAACCCAGTTGTAATTCTAGCTTTTTTGTTTTCTAAAGAAAGAATAGGATCATAATTAAGTAAGTATACTTCAGATAAAGCTTTAACAGTATTTAAAGTTTTATTATATTTCTTTGCAAAATCAGTACCGTTATGTATAGGAACTAATGTAGGTAGTTCTATTAAACCGGTCTCTTCATATTTTGCTAGGATTCTGTCAAATTCTTCAACTTGTTCTTTAGTACTTTTACCGAATAATTCTCCTACAGTGTCTAAGTATCCTATGCTACCAGTACCATAAGTTATACCAAATAAGCTCATACCAGCTTTGGAAGGATCTACTCCCATAGCTATATTTTTCATGTCTAATACAATTTGCAGTTGATATTTTTCTAACGCTGCTTGTATTTTAGAACTAGCAAAAACACCTGAAGTTAAATCTTGTTTAAGAGTTTGAATCCTCTCCATTTCTGCGTTTTGCTCTGGAGTTAAATCTTCTTCAGAAGGCCTAAGCATTTGACCGGTAGAAACATCAATTATTGGTGTGGCTTTGTTAGGATCTAATCTTCTAGAGATAATATCTTTCCAAAGCTCTGGTAAGCTATCTAATTGTTTTTGAATTTCCCCTCCTACAACTTCTTGTTCAGCTTGATCAATAGCCTCTTGTTGAGTAACACCACCTGCTTCAAATATTTCTTGAGCTCTAGATTTCCATGCTTCAGTTTTTTCATCTAACAAACTATTCATTTTCATGTTAACCTGTGCCATGTCTAAAGCATCTTGTTCAGTCCATTCTTGATCTGAGCTACCTATTTGTTTAAGTGAGCTGTTAAAAGTAGATTTTTCTTTTAAAACTTCTACTTGCTCCATTATTCTAATATCTATATCTACAGCATCTTCAGGTAAAGCAGCGGTTACATTCTCTACTAATTTTTCGCTAGCAGAAACTTGATACATGTTTAAAGTTTCTCCTTGTAGCATTTCCCAAGCAGCAGCACCATCTGCTGTTTTATTAAAATAAAAATCCATTAGGGGCTGCATGTTTCTTATAGATGCCCATAGATTATCATTAAAGTTTACTCCATCACCGTTTTTATAGTAATCATAAGCTTTCATCCATTGTTCTTTCCCATCATTATACATCTCTACTGCTTCTTCCCATTCCTCTAATGTACCTCCATTTATAAACTTTTTATTACCCCAAGCTTGTTGAGCATATCGTAAGTTTTCTTTAGCTTCACCAAGATTGTTCATGAATTTTGAAGGTGCCCAAGCTCCTCCATTTTCGTTAACTAATTCTTGAGCTGCTTTTACACTAGAGCTATGATACTGTACATCAGCAGATTGCCATAGATCCTCCAGCGAGTTCTTAAAAAACCATGGACTTGTGTTTTCCCATATGTTTGTTGATGTAGGATTCCAATATTGAGTAAGAGAACTTTCACTATAAGGATTTGACATAAATATAGTAAAATCTTCACCATAAGGTCCAGCCCATCCTGCTACATTATCCCAGGCTTTTGTTTGCGGATTAAGTTCTTCAATTGCGTTTACATTTATTGAAGGAATAGTTTTAAAAGCTCGTGAACCATTAGGGTTAAATTGTTTATTGCTTTCAAAAGCATTTACAAATTTTTCCTGCATTTCTAAAGTCATACCATTCCACGCTGCTAATAATTGTTCTTGACTCACTGATAATCCTTGGTTTTGACTCTGCATGAACTTTAAAAAGTTAGGATTAAATTTAATTGTGTCGTAACCTGTATGTTTAGCAAGTTGATTATACATATAAGATTTACGTAAACCACTTTCTTTCTCTTCTTTCTTTAATAAGTTTGCAGCATTAATGTCATACTCAATCTTCTTCTGGTGATTTACGTAGTTTGTAGCAGATATTTCTGCTTCTACTAATGCAGCTGTGCCTTCAAGTCTTTCGTTGGAAGGTAGTTCTACTAATTCTCCTGTTCTAGTATTTAAACCATATTGACCTGATTTTAATTTACTTAAAGCCTCTTCACTAGCATCATCATCCATATAAGACCCTCCATACCTATACCACTGCTCCATACCAAACGCTCCATTACGAGTAAACGCATTTCCACTTAATCCATCAATAAGACCTTTGTGTCTTTTGTATGATATAAATGGAGCTACTGTTTGTAATTTCTTTCTTTTAGTGATATTAGTAGCTGCCCATTCTCCTAAGTCTTCAGCACTAGAACCCCATATTGAAGATCCATCAGGAAAAGTTCCTTTACCAACTAACTGCTCATTTGTTTTACCTCCATGTTTAGATAAAATCAATTTTGTATTGTCTATCCACTTCAAACCTCTTTTCTCTGCATTCGATTTAGCTTGAAAATGTCTTTGCTCTTGGGCCATATCCTTAAGCAATGGATTATCACTCTTAAATGCAGCCAATAAGTCTTCATTAGTTTTAAATTTCTTCCAAGAAGGTTGATCAGGTACCGGCTTTTCGATTGACGTACCGTTAGGATTATCATTACTCTTTACATTAGTTTTATTACCATGTACGGTATTCCAATAACTCTCTACAGTTTTATAATCATTTAAACTTTTTAACTTCCTAAATTTAGACTGCTTAAATGTTTGACTAAAAAATTTATCATCTTCCAGCATGTCTTTAGTCCATGATTCTTGATCGTAATTATTTACATATGATGGATCATAAGCAATAATCTCACTCCAAAGAGAGGATAAAATATCTGGTGAAACTGTTTCTGGCATTTAATATTTTTTAATTATTTGTAAGGAACATTTGTAGCTGCTGACGCTGGGTTACCTGAATCTGGCTTAACGCTTTCTTGATATGGATTCGGGTTCAAGGTTAATGCTCTATTCTTTAAAATAGTTCTTAATTCAGCTTTTAATTCTTTTGCTGTCTTTTGACCAAAATCATAATCTTCTTGCATCCATCCGGATAAATCACTTTCTAAAGTTTCCGATGCTAGAAAAGCCTCGAATAATTCATTTCCTGCTTCACTATCTAATAAAGCTTCTAGTTGTTGTTCATTGTTCCATGATTGAGCTCCTGGTTTAGCGCTAGCTCCTACTACCGTTGACGATCCATCTGCACCTGTAAAAGGAGCGACAGTCATTTCACTACCGTCAGCTGTTGGTTGTACTCTTTGCAATCCTTTACCATGTGTAGAAAACCATTGATTATACGCTTGATCAAAATCCTTTTGAAGTGATTGTAAATCTCCCACTGTTTGAAAAAATGTAGAGCTGTTACCATTTTTAAATTTTTTACCAATATCACTAGCGTTAACAACACCTATATCATTAACATGATTGTAACTTATTTCACCAGTTTTTGGATCTGTTGTATACATGCTATTATTGGGATCTGCCATCCATTCGGTTACATACTTTAACCGTTCTTCAGGGCTTATTCTACTATCGCCATCTAAATCATACGTGTCTGGAACATCTCCTGGTGCTATACTTTTATCCATAGGTATAAAGTTCCAATCTCCATTAGGATCTTCAGTAACAATTAAGTTTATTTCATCATCTTGTAGTTTGTCGAAAAGTATTTGCATTTGAGGATTAGAACTACTTAATATAGAATTACTTCTACCATCTTTTGGGGCGTTATAATACTCTTCAGCAGCAGCTGTAAAGTATGTTATAGTCTCATGTAACGACGTTACTCTACCTAAACTACTTCCTATTAAATCTTGTATTTGTTGTTCAGTCATGTCATCAGCTCCAGGGCCACTTAGTTTCTGCGCTAACTCTTCTCCAATCTTACTTAACTGTGCTGTAATTTGATTATTGAAAGCTAATAGTTCTGTTTCTTGAGCAGTAGCTCCTCCACCAATCGTGGTGTTTCCTTTCTGACCAGACTTAGCACCTTTCTTACCAAAAGTCTTACCCATGGCACTGTTCATTTTTTCTAAGTCTGATTTAGTTTGTTGATATTCAGACCAGAAATTAGTTGATTTAACATCTCTTTTCTCTTGCCTTCCTTTTTTCAATGCCGCAATTTGATTCTTTCTTTTTGCTGCGTACTCTAAAAAACTATTCGGATTACTTCTTTGTCTACTGCCTTGTGCAGCGCGTGCGTCAGCTGCAGTGAAATATGCAGCAGGATTTTCATAGCTCATAATTTATTTTTTATCCTTCTTTAAACTTACCATAATTTTTAAAAGCATCAGCCATGTTCCAATCGTCATTCCCTGCTGTTCCAAGTGCGAAGGCTTGTGTACCAGCATCAGCAAAGTCACCAATAGCTTGAGCAGTTTGTTGTTGAGCCATTTGTTCGTAAGCTACACCTGCTTGCATTGCTCTTTCTTCTAATCCACTTAATCTATTTAGTTTTGTCACATCTCTAACCTCTTGTCTATCCCATGCAGAAACTTCTTCTGCTAAAGCTGTAGTTTCTAAATCTCTTATAGTTTGCTGTCTTTTAGCCTCTCCAGCAGCTCTAAGCTTTTGATTTTCTACTTCTTGCACTTCTATACTCGCAGATACTTCCGCTTTACTAGAAGCCGCCATTTGAGCAAGAGCAGTAGCATTACCAGCTCCTTCACCCATTGCTGCTATAGTATCTAAAGTATTTGCTAAAGCTTTGTCTGTTTCAGCTACTTGCATGTCATAAGATTGCATAGCTACTCCTAAGTTAGCTGCTTCATTAAATACTTGTCCTTTTAAAGCTCTAATATTATCAGCTTGGTTAATAACTGGTTGACGTTGTTGTTCGAACCTTTCCATTTGCTGTCTTAACCTTCTTGCTTTCGCTTTTTCTAACCTACCAGCTTTGTTGTTCTTGCTTCCTTGTACTGCCGCAGTTGTTCCACCTGCAACAGCCCCAACAATTCCAACAATCGCTCCTGTTATTGCTATAGTGCTCATAGTAATTTTTTAAGTTTTTGAATTAATTTAACATCTTCTAAAGCTACTCTAGGATCGTTAAAATCTTCTGCTGTAATTAAATCTTCCATTTCTTCTATACTTCTTCCACGAGTTGCGTGAACAGTTACAAACACACAAGGTTCGTGAGTATAAATAAATCTTTTTGTTCCGGGTTTAGTAGTTCCATAGTGAGGTGCAGTAATATTCTCTATTCCATCATGAGTAAGAATAGACATTTCTCCTTCCATTAAGAAATAAAAATGTTCTTCAGCATGTATTTTAGTTACTATCAGCTCATTAGGAGGGTTATATATTTCTCTTAAATATAATCCATCAGCTGTTAATTCTTTTAATGGATTATCTTTTCTTATTTCTTTAGTTTCATCAGTGAAATTATCTTGCTTTAATAACTGTTCTTGAACTTCTTTAGCTTTTTTTCTAAACGCGTTTCTTCTTCTTATTTCACAACCAATTTCCCAAGCTTCTTCTACGTCAAAAGTATGTTTAATACCCATTAACTCAGTTTTTTCATAAAACTGTTTTATAAAATCTTCTTTTGATAATGGGTTAGTTTTTATTTGATTTTGTATTTTTTCTACTATATTCATTTAATTTAATTTGAAGATAACACAAAGTTTGATGCTGTGCTAAATATTTCTTTTCTTCCACCTGGATCTGTAGTTTTATCTACGCTTAATGTTACTGTAGCTACATACCCTTTTATTCCAGTCATTAGAGTTCCTAAGCTACTTCCATCAGCTGCTGTAGGATAATTTATAGCTGAACCAAATAACACTTCGTTGTATCTTGGTTTAACATTACCACTAACAATGTCTGCTACGTATTGATTTTCTTTTCTAACAAAACCTGCATTATTAGGCATTCCACTTTCATCTATATAAAAACCTTCATCATAACTTAATACAGGTTGAGAGATGTCTCTAAAATGAACAGAGTTGGTATATGTAGGTGGTTGTATATTCCAAGTTCCATCAGGATCAAACTCAGTCCAATCTGATACTATAGTCACAGCTTCCCATCCATTACTACCCTCATATTCTATAGTTTTAAAATTTTTAACTACAGTGGGAGAAGGGTTAAATATAAAAGTTATATTAGAATCAGCAGGTGTAGCATCTCCATAAAACTTCCCATAATTTTTATTATATGGAGCTGTTGAAGATTCGTAGTAATGTTGATACACTCCACAGTTATAAAAACTGTAGTAGTTATTTTTTAAACTGTCTAAAAATAAAGGTCTATAACTATAAAAACTTACCCAACCTTGTACTGTTTCATCAAAGTTTAAAGTATAATAGTTTCCTTCTTCTTCTAATGAATTGGGAACTTGCTGTAATGATATTACATAATTTTGATTATGTATATCCCATCCACCAACTATTCTTGGTTTTTTATATATACTAAAAAAGACACTTGCCTCATCACCAGAAAAATCATAAGGAGTGTTAATAGTTATAACACCTCCTACTACGTTTGTTACGGATACATTAGTGGTTTTTATTTCACCAGTATTTAAAATAAAAGTAACTAAACTTCCAGGTGGTATATTACAAGGTTTTGCTCCTTCTGTTTCAATTTCAAATGTTAAATCAGTTTCATCGTCATAATCTAAAAAAGTATAAGAAGATGTCCCTACTAAAGAAAAGTTGTCACCAATGAAGTTTAAGTTATCTCTAAACCAGTCAGTCATTCCATATGCAGAAATTTCTGTAATTCCATCCATTGATAACCTACATACTACTCCTCTATCCCTATCTGTGAAATATTTTCTATATCCAAATTGAGCAAACGATTCTCCGTTTTTACTAATACCATATTCTCCTGCAAAAGGATTCAATTGCCCGAAAAACTTAATTGATCCAGTATCTTGTGAACCTTGATTTCCAGAATATAAAGCGTTTTTATTTATTAATATCTTGCTAACTTTAGCTTCTTGAAAAACATGCAATAGAGTATTTTCTATATACAGGTGTTGTATACTACCGTTTCTTTGTTCTAGATCTTTTTCAATATCATTAGCTACAGAGAACACATTAGTTTCATTATAACCACTTCTAGTGTTTAATATACCAGAATGTATTAAGCTCCAATTTCTATCTTGTCCTACTGGATTGTCATCTACTGTATAAGCTCTTACTCCTAATGATAATCTTGAATTATTAAAACCTCCTTTATATACACTTTCTTCAACATACCAATGTTGAGCAGAATAAAACAGGTTTGCTAATCCAGCAGGTACTTCACCTCCAGCTCCTTGCATTGTACCAGGAGTTCTAGTTGTTTGTGAAAAAGCATTGTACCACGGAAAATCGGGATATTGAATAGACAGTCCAGTTTGAGGATTGATATAACGTGGTTCCCACGGTAAACCAGGCCATTGACCAATTCCAGCCGCAATTTGTTTTTGAGTTAAATCTCCTTTCCATTCATCTTCCCCAGGCTCTAAACTAATGCTAGGGCAAACTTTTTTTAACCAGAAACTGTTAAAGTATTTTATTTGTACATTAATTGCCATAATATATAATCACTTAGTTTTTTATGATGTTACAGTTATTTCCGTAGTACAGGTATCAGTAAGTCCACCATCATCTAAGACTTCTACTTCTAAAGTATATGTTCCTAACGGTATATCTTGTTGGAAGAAAACTTGTATTAGGTAAGGTTGTACTAAAGAGTACGTCCAAGTATTAGGTCCAGAAGGAATAGTAAGTCCAGTTGAAACGTCTGTTATTCTAGCTCTTTCTCCAGTACCATAATCTTTCCATGTTATGCCACAATATAAGTTTGGATTCGTCATTATAGTTCCATTACTAGCAGAACTATTATAAACACCCCATGGCCCCGGACCTGATCCTGATTTACTAAAGCTATATGGAAGTGGACAACTCGCTATTTTAGGAGATTTATTTAATAATGTATAAGGACCTAATACTACTTCGGTATAAATAAAACTACCATCTACAGGATAAGTAGGAGAAGGTGATTTAACAGTTATGAAAAATTCAAATGTCAAAGCTTCACCATTACAATAAGCAAAAAATGCGTTTGTGTTTAATTTATAGTGACCACTAGTTCCATCAGGTACAAGGCTAAATCTAGAAGAAACATCAACAGTACCGGAAAGAACTTGAGTTAGTGTCATGGTAACAGGTCCTGGCATAGTACTATTATCTATTATAGTACCCGCTGATGAAAAAGCACCTATAGGTGGATCACTAAACTCTCCAAATATATTAGTTCCTATATCAAACTCTTCGTTTTGTTGATAACTTAAACCTCCAGATGGCACTCTACCTAATCTTACTGGTGTAAACTCATCTCCATTTGTAATTTGAAAATTTAATTCACTTAATAATCCACTAGAACTAGTCTCCCAATATATATCTAATTTAGATTCTAAAGCTTTAGTTTCTAAAATAGCAAGTTCAGGTTCCATTAAACCTGGCCATTCTTCTTTATCTATTGTTAGTTTAACTTCTCCATTACCATCACCAGCACCTGTTATTTTAACATCAACTTGGTATGGGTAAAAATTTTGTGGAGAGACAAATCCTTTGACTCCATTTTGTCCTTCAGTATTTGAAACATTTATACCACCATCAATTAATTCTCCATATGAAGAGTCATCAGAACTAAAATTACCAGATGCAATGTCTTTAACTCCTTCAATATTAAACAAAATACCTTGCCCAGCTTCTCCTGTTTTATCATAAGGGGCTGGATGAGTGCTGGAATTTGGTTGTACTTTACCACCTACGTTTCTACTTTTAGGAACGTATTCGTCTCCTGTAGATCCTGCAATAACACATGTATCACATACAGAGTAAGTAATTAAACCTGCGTCAGGTGAAGGTCCATATCTACCAAAATATCTTAATTCATTATCAACACAACCAGAGTTTAAAGCTTGTAAAGTAGGAGCAATATTAATTTTAGCTATTAAAGGATTATTTTCCCAGCTATAGAATACAGGAGCAGTATTATATGGTGGTACAGCAGATGGATCCCATAAGCCTAATTCTTGCCCTGTACCTATTGTAACCGCTGTGGAATACTGCTGATCAGGATACCACTGAGTTTGAATCATATCTGTATAAGTAGTAGTAGGATCCATAATAATAGAAGAATTTATAACTCTTGGAGATAAAGAAACCAATGCATTATTTATTTGACTTCCAGAATCGAGTTGAAGTTCTCTATCTCTTTGTTTTAGTAAAGTCTCAGCTTCTTGTTCATAAGGGTTGACTGTGAATGCTTCTCCCGTTGTATCTACAAATTCATAATAACTCGGATCATCTTTTACAGATGGTCTACCACTTCTAAATAAATTTTGAGTAGGTCCTACTAAACTTAAATCTCTAGGTATTTTATTAATGTTATCTCCAATTAAAGCAAAATGAGCAGTTGGTAAAGAAGGTGTTGCACCTACAAAGTGCCTGTTGTCACTCCACCCAGCATTAGGACCTTCACCATCTATAAAACCATTTAAAATACCAGGCGTATAAACATTGTAATAATCATTTTCTGGTTGTTTTACAACAGCTGTCCAAGAATACCATCCTAAAGGATTAGGTTTTTGTAAATTAAGTAATTTAAAACTAGCGTTATTATCTCCACCAGGAATATTAATTATATCTCCTTGTTCATAATTATACCCAACATCTGTAATTGCTATTTGATCAATTGGTCCAGGTACTCCTGTAGTACTTTGAATTAATAAATTTAAACCAGTTCCTGATCCTTGACCTGCAAAAGTACCAGGTATAAAAGCTGTAGGAGCATAACCAGTTCCCTTACTTATCCATTCTATAGCGTCTGGATCAATCCAACCTTGCCCAACATACATTCCTGGTGTACCAGCCTGACTATTAAACGTAGAGGTAATAGGACTAATAAAAGTATAATTTATAGCATCACCTGCCCAAGTGCTAGTTGGACCCGTGGCTGACCATGGTCCAAGCAAATTATTTTCAGTAGCTGGTCCAAAAAGTGTTCCATTATAATTAGAAAAGGTGTTATTAGACGTAGGAAAAGTTGCAGGATCTCCAGCTACAGAACATCCCTTTTGAAGACCTTGTTTAAATTCATGATAAAAGGTTGACGCATCGTCATTGCTTAGTATTACTGATGATTTTCTTCCATATCTATCTGACAAAACTATTCCACCTTGATAACTTCTGTTTTGTTTTAAAGTGTGATTTTGATATTCTTTTCTTAAATTTTCAATATTTTCTCCATCTTTTTGAGAAGCACTAACAACATAGTCTATAGTAGAAGGTGGAGTTGGTTTATCAAAAAAGTTTCCATATATAACTCTATTTTCTGCGAACTCTTGAGTTAAAGCTCTTACAGGTACTTTATCATAAACTCTTAATAAATCCTTATTTGGAAGAGATTTATAAGGAGCTTCACTTTTGTATTTATATTGGAAAAATTTACTATTTAGTAAACCTTCCGTATCAGCTTCTTTTGCTATAATAGTTTGAGCAACTCTTAAAGTTTGTTCATTAGATTGTTTATAGATAATATCAATTTCCCTAATATGCATTCTATCAACGCTTGTAGCCCACGTCTCATAAGGAGATGGTAACATTACATCTACTTCATTGATTTTGTTTTTTGCAAACTCTACCTCAGTAGAGGAATATGTATTTGCTTCATCATCTTTTTCAAAAGTAACAGCACCTGAAGCGCTTACTTTTATATCTTTAATAAAATATCCATCTTGCTCTGGAATAAAAGCTGCTTGAGTAAAAGGAGATATTAAAGAATATTCTCCATCATCAAACTTAAATCTATAAGCAAATCTTATAAACTTATCTTTCATGAAGTTTTTATCCCCATCCCAACTAGGATCATAATTAGGGTTTTGCGCAACACCATCAGGTAGTAAACTAGTAGTTCTATCATACATGCTACTAACCCAATCTGTAACTATATTTATAGTAGCTTGAAGTCCACCTGCTGGATTAACTATACTCAACTGGCCAGATTCATAATTCACCCCAAGGTCTATTATTCTTAAACCTGTAGTTGCTGGATCGTCTGTTATTGGTTGTATTTCTCCGCTTGGTCCTACACTATTAACGACTTGTACTCTTAAACCTGTACCAGGATTAGGAGGTAATAAAGGTCCTTGAGTTTCATAAATTTGACCAACTACATAATTTTCTCCCGCGTTAACTAAGTTAAATTGAACAATCTCTTTTTTTATAAACAAAGGACTTTCAAAAGGGTAATACTTAGATACTGTAATTTGATCTTCATTGTTATAGTACCCTGAAACAAGAGCACTATTTGTATTTATTTTTCTAGGTTGATTTCTGTTATCTGTCCAATATAAGTATTGTTCTATTACATTTACTCCTGTTATTTCATGAGTCTTAGAAAAGTTTAAAAAAGAACCTTCTACAAGTTTGGTAGTTAGTTCAGTTTTTAAGTTATATTCAAATATACCACATTTAGCGCTAGTAGGAGCAAATTCTGAAAGTTGATCAGTCGATGTATCAGAAAAGTTTGTTGTAAAAACAAAGATACGATCGTTTATAAAATCCATAAAATAACCTATAACCTCTTCACCACAGCAATCAGGTACATCTCCACCAATAGTGAATTGTTTTAATAAAGCATTTCCTAAAACATTCTCTAAGGCTCCTACATCATCTCCTTCAGATCTACTTATCATGACGTTTTGAGCGTCTCTATATTCTCCTATGGGAACTAATCTTTGTTCAAGATCCTTGTTCATTCGGGATCTTAGAAAGTTATTTCTAGCTTCTGGCATATTTTAATGTTTAATCCACTTAGACTTACCTCTCATTAATTGAGTAAATTCTTCTAGTTTTATATTTGATAATCTTATTTTAGCATTACGTAACGCTGCAGATCTACTATTTTTATATCTTCTTACTACATATTCTGGCATTCCTTTATTTATAGATAATATAGCATGAGCTATATGCATATATAAAGCTTCTTCCACAAATTTCGGAACTTTCATATCTTGAGAATAAGCTAACCCATCAGATATGTATTCTAAAATAATTAACTGACCTGTAAGATTGCTAGAAAAAGAAAATTTCCCAGTACGTCTATCTATAGTATACCAACCATTTTGTTGTGTTATTTCCGGTTGTAATCCATATCTTTCACCATAAAACAATTTCCAATATTGCCAATCATATACTCCTAATTGATTAATATTCCATTCTCCAACTAGATTATTTTGATTGAACTTTTTCCACTTTTGTTCTGTAAAAGATTGTTGAGCTAATAAGTTACTTTCGTATCCTGGATAACCATCTTGGGTAGGTATACCGTCACTATCTTGTATTGGAAGTTCTGTAGGATCTGAGGTTAAGTTAGGTTCTGCAGGATATATTATTCTTTTTACACCCGCATCATCTACCCAACTAACCTTAACGTAGTTTACATAGTCCTGAGGAATAGGGACAGATAAACTTGGTGGTACAGTTAATTCTTGAGATTTAATACTTCTAAGAGTATCATAACTAAATTCTTGTAATCCTCTTTTTGCATGAAACATTACATCACTTCTCTTTGCGCGTTCGATAAGTTTTTGTTCTCCAACATAAGCAAATAAGAAGTTATCTATAACATCTCCTAGTTTTATATATTCATAACTACCATAATTATCTTGTAATGCCCATTCTCTTAATTGAACATAAAAATTACCATCATAATTACCATTTATAGTTATTTCACTGTTTTCAGGATTAGATATATAAATTAAGTTTTCAGGAATTTTAGCATAAGTAGTAGGAGTAGCAATTGGAGCATAGTATACATCAAAGTTTATGTAAGGATTTCCAGATACATTACCTAATGCATCATATCCACTTACAGCTGCTGTTTCTAAATTCCATCCACTAATAACTACAGGATTACCTATAAGAGCAGGAAACGCTTGTTGTCCAGCATAGTATTGAGCATTTGTTTCGGTTATTAAACCACCATTAGGATAAGTTGCCATATTTTTTTATTTTTTCTCAATAGCTTCTTCCATTTGCATTGCTTGGGAAGCTGCTTGGACTATACTAGGATCACGAATTATGATACCAGCATACATTAATATTTGAATTACTAATTCAGTTTGATCTTGATCGGATATTTCAAAGTTAACAGAAGTACCTGGAGGCGTTGGATAAACAGTTCCTCCTGAAGGAGCATCTGGATCTTCCCAAACGTATTGACCTTGAGTACCAATAGTAAAAGCCCATATAGGATCAATAGGTTTTCTAACGTAATAACAGTGAAGATCTGCTTCAGGAAGAGTAGGATAAACTTGCAATACATTTCCTCTTCTAGTAAACATAGGTAAGTCTACTGTTGGTTGAGTCAATGGAGATCTAACAGCTTTGTAATATTGGTGTTGCGTAGACTCTTCACATTCTATAATTCTCCCTCCATTAGGTTGATATTGCATGGTTCCAAACCTATGAAGATCACTTGGCAATAGATAACCAGCTTGTAATACAGCTGTAGTTTCAAATTCAGAAATTCTTTCTTCTACCACTTTAACTCTATCTGCGAGCTCGGTACTTAATCTTGGTGCTCTTAAGTACTGGTTAAGATCTTCGAAGTATTTTTCAAAAATCTCTAATTGTACCTGTCTAGCTACACTATTAAATTCCGCTGGTGTCATATAACCTCGTTGTTCCTTATTCAATATGAACAATACGGTTTGATATACATCGTTTACGTTTACAGCCATTTATTATGTTTTAAAAAAAAAGGCGGCGAAAAGTGCCGCCTTAATTATAATCACTTGTTATTTGAGTTTTTTCTCTATAGATTTATAGACCTCAACTCCTTCATCTGTTTTTAGCCATGCAGCAAAAGCAGAATATGGATTTTCTTCGAATGGGACCGTCATTAGCTTCTTACCATTACTTCCCCATTTAAATGTTCTTTGATCTTGCGATAGTTTTATAATATTCGCTTCCGCAGCTTTTATTGAAAAGTTTCTTAAAGTTACATTATCATCAGTACATAACTCCATAAATAAAGATGGATTCTTTTTAGCAAAAATCATTAAATCTCTTTTTATCTCCTTAGAAGATAAGCTTGATACTTTAGAACCTTGCTCAACTCGTAATACCGCTTCCGCTTGATCTACTTCTAGATTTCTTGCTACATTTAATGCTTCTAGTTCCATTTCAATTTCTAGCAATTCGTCTTTCGCTTGAACTACTGCATCATATTCTTCGTATAAAGTGCCTTTATGAGGGTGATATAATGAAAGTAATTCTTGTAAATTTCTTTTTGTTTTTGGAACAAATAAACTTCCGTTTTCAAAAATAATATGCTCTAAAGTTACTGGGCCATTTTGTTCATCTACAAAAACTGACTTTTGATTAGTCGCGTATCTTAATTCTCTTTGATAACCTTGTTCTTCGTCATACCACATTAATGGATGTCTACCAGTATGTCTTGATCCTAACTTAAAAGTTATAGGTTCCATTTTGTTTGTTAGATAGTAATGTCTATCTTTATATTCTAATTTTTCGTTCATAATATAATATAATATAATAATTAAAAAAAGACCCCGCCGAAGCGGGATCTTATTATTTTAAGATGATAACTTCACATCATAACACGTCACACCTTCAGGTAACACCAATACTGGGTTACGGTGAGGAGCTTGCATTGCTTGTTTCATAGCTATATTAACAGCTATAAGAATTGCTTCTGCATTATCAGTTGTTCCACCATTAAGTGAAAGTCTCCAATATGTGTTTTTATCTGGTTGTATCTGTCTCATGTCTACTGCACCCGCAGCAGAATCAGCTAATTGCACAAATAATGCGTAATCAACTGGTACTAAAGCTTGAGCTTCAGAATCTGGAGTAACAAGAGCTGCAGAGTCTAACGTTAAAGTTAGATCTCCAGTAAATACTACTCCATCTCCAGTCAATGATACTTCATCACCCACTGCATAACCATCACCACCTACGGTAATAGTTACAGTGACTGCTTCTGCACCAGTTCCTTGACCAGTTACAGTAACTGTAGCTTTAGCGCCTGAACCTGATCCTGTAGAAGAAACTACATCAAGAGCAGCAGTAGTGCCATCGGCATCTATTGTTGCACCTGTTTCGTCCCATCCAGCTAGAACAGCTTCAGCTAATGGTAATCCACCTTCGGTAGATAGATTTACTATAAATTGATTTGCCATAATTTCTAGTTTTTAAGGATAAGATTCGCTGCTAACTGCCATTGAGTCAACTGTCGCGTCTAAAGCAGACGGTAATTCAAAAAGAGTTTTAGACCCTGGAGCCTGTTGTGCTCTTTTCGCTAAAAGCTCTAATGCAGCAGCGTCATCATCTGTTACATCTTCACTCATATCTATGGTAACTGCCCACACTTCAGCGGCTGAATCTCCTGGAGTATTATAGTAGCAAATAGCATTAGTACCGCTTTTTTCTACTCTAAAAACTCCATCAACATTCAAACTAAGTGTGCCAGTTCCATACTTCATTTCTATCAAACTTGCCATAATTTTGTAGTTTAAAAAGTTAATAATTATAAATTATATAGTCGATTTAAACAATACAAAGTTATTAGCAGCTTGAGTAACTAGACATCTTTCAGATAGGAAGTTAACTTGCATAGCATCCAAATCAGATGTATATGCGCCTCCAACTGAACCAGTAATCCATGATTTATATCTTCTATCGTCAGCTTCAGAAGCTCTATATCTTACATGTAAGAAAGGTCTTCTAATATTAGATCCAAGAATTTGATCATATACGGTTGTTGTACCAGCAGGAACCATAACACCATCGATGTCTTTTATTAATCCCCTAGTAGTAGCATCATTTAGATATTTCCAGTCTGTTTTGTAGAAGTCATAAGAACCTCTTCTAAAACCAGCAAAACCAAAGTTCAATGCCATTTCAGCTTCATTGTCAAATAAACCATAAGAAGCAGCTTGAGTAGAAGCATAACCTCCACCAGCTTGTGCAGCGATCATATCATCGAAATCTAGAGCAGTAGCTCTGTTTAAGAATAACATGTTCTCTTCAATAGCACCTTGCTTATCTAAGTGTTTTAGTATTTGATCAAAATCACCTAATGCACCAGCTCCAGGAGCAGCAGCACCAGCGAAATCATTCCAAATATTACCTCTATCTTCAATAGCTGCAAACATACCTTGCGTACCTTGAGGATTAGCATTAGCATCATATACTACTCCACCACCTGTATAAGGAGGGTTTGGAGTTGTATTGAACCCAATAGCACCAGAACCACCTTCAGCTATTTCACCTTCAACCATTGACATCTCCATGTAATCTTCAAATCTCAATCTTGTTTCAGCTTCAGATTTTAAATACCAGAAATATCCAGCAGATCCATCTTCAGCAGCGATTTCAATCCAGCCAATTTGTGCTGTATCAGAACCAGAAACTTCGAAGAAGTCTTTAAGGATAATAGGCTTGTTAGAGTAAGTTTCAGGAACTGGCTCAATAGATTGTCTCATTCCAGACGAACCTTTAGAAAATTCAGAACCATAAACAAACATCTTAATGTCAGTTGTTCCTAAACCAGCAACAGCTCCTAAATCCAAAGCAGTGTAAGGTAAAGCAGTAACAGTTGTAGCGGTAACTTGAGATATGATACATTTTACTGTAACTAATCCATTAGAAACTACTACTGTTTGGTTAATTCTAACAGAGTTGTTAGCACCACCTGGTAAAGTAATTTCACCATTTGCAGCATCAGTGATTTCGCAACCATCATAAGCGATGTGCAACCTGTTTTGTTCAGACCAAATTACTTGATCAGATGTCATTGGCATTTCAGCGCCAACCATTCTTAAGAAACCTCCTAAAGTTCGGTTTCCATATCTCTCTACCTCTTGTTCATACAATTCTGGTAGGTATTGTTGTCCCCACTGATCAAAACCTGCATCATGAAAATTGATGTAGTTATCAGGCATTGTCATTTTCTGGGGCATCGGTGTTATCGATGCTGGAAAAGCTCCATTAGGAGCGTTGTTTACAAATCCCATTTTTTTTCGTTTTTTGTTTTATTTTTTCTTTATTTTCAATCTTGAACTATCATCACCACTAATAGCTCTAACTTTATATCCGTTAACGAACATCTCGCCAGGTTGCTTATTAGTAATTTCTGTACTTATGTTATTAGACTTTGCAGTTATACTTTTAACAGCATCAGCTTTACCTTGTTCATAAAAATGACGTGCTAAGTTATCTGCGTTTCGAGCAGCATATAAAGCTTTATGATATCCTTGGATATCTGTAACTTCACCTTCTTCATTTTGAAACTTCTGTATGAAGTTGGTGAGATTTGCTTGTTTATCTGCTGTATCTTGTACATTATTGATGTTGTAGTTAAAAGCTTTTTCACCTACCTTGAATTCAAAACCTTTGAAATCGTTGAAAAAATCTTTTGTACCTTTCTCAAATGTACTTCTTCTAGAGTTTAATACCTCTTGTTCTTGATTGTACATGTTGTAAAAGTCGATAGCTTTTTGTTGATCTGGAGTAGTGTTCGATTTCAACTTGATCTCGTCATAATATTTACTCTTTACATCGTTTAAAAACTTATCTGCTTTTGCAAGTTCTTCTTTTAAGACAATTTTCTTTTGTGTTATTTGTCTGTCACTATCCTCTTCTTCATCCCACGCAAACTGCTCTTCCATATGAAATGTTATTTCCGAGTTGGATAAATAAGGTTTAGTTGTTTTATAATATTCTCTTAGTTTTTGTTCGTTATTATACTTACTATAATCTCTATTTAAACGAACATAATCTTCTAATGTACCACCTGTGTCTTTCATAAAACTAACTAACTTGTCTATATTTTCAGGTAGTTGTTTTTCTGCTACTACAGGTTCTGGTTTTTTAATTTCTTTTTTTGGAGTGACTGGCTCAGGAGTTTTAGGAGTAATTTCCTCTATAACAGGTTTTTCTTCTTTTACTTCTTCTTTTTCTTGACCTTGTTCGGCAGGTTGTTTGGATTCAACGTGTGTTTCTCCCATCGTTCCGCCATCTGTGGATTTTGCATCCACATCCACTTTCTCTGTGCTTTGCTCTTGAACGGCATTTTCTTCTTTTTTATTTAAATCAACTTTTGTAGTTTCTTCTTTTTTATCAACCAGTTTCTTTGGTCTACCTGGTTTTCTTTTCATTTTAAATTCCCCTTCTTCAGGAACTTTTTCAGTAACATCTTTTACTTTTTCTTCTGACATAATATAATATAATAATTAGTAATTTAAACAAGTCCACTCACACCTAGATCACCCATGACATCATTTCCACTTGATTCAAAGTTTATAGGCATTCCATCTTGTTGTCTTTGTTGTATCATTTCACTTTGTTGAGTAGCTTGGATTTGTGTTCTTTTATCCTTTCTATCTTCAATTTCATTTATCTTTTGTTGTTCACCAGCCGCTGTTCCCTGTGCTAGCTGCATGTTATATTTAAATTCTTGCTCCATTAAACCTGACTTAATTTGACCTTCTCTTTCTAATCTTTGAATTTCAAATTGAGACTTTGCTTGTTCGAAAGCAACTTGACTTTCTAATAAAGCTTGCTGTTTCTGCGCTTCATACATCGCTGCTTTCTCTGCAGTTTCTTGATTAGCTTTAGCTTGCGCTTGAATATTCTGTTGCTGGAGTTGCTCTTCTCTTTGTTGTTTTTCTCTCCTTCTTTTCTTTAATAACGTATTAGCTAATTTAAGGTTTTTAACTTCTCTAATATCTATAGCATCTTCTAAGTCAATACCTCCAGTTTTTAAAGCTATTTGTATGTTTTGTTCTAGTTCTTGTTTTTCTACGTCATCAGGTTCTAATTCTATAAATATACCAAAATCGTGAATATTTAATTTAGCGAGTTCATCTAATGTACCTACGTTAAAGTGAGTAATACTATTTTGTAAAGCTCTTCTTGTTAAAGGAAACTTTAAAGATTGAGCTATTTTGTTAGAAATATTTTCACAAGTTTTTAGTGTTAAATATAAACTAGCTTGCAGTATATGTCTTGTTGCTGTATTAGAATTAGCTGCTGCTAATTTTTGTAAACCTACTAACGAGTTTGGATCTGGAGTACTTCCATCTCTCGCCTCGTTTAGACCGGTAGTGTCCCTAATCATTTGTAGGTAATATTGGTATGTTTGAATTAATGATTGTATTTTAGCACCACCACTTGAACTTTGTAATTCTTGTATAGGAACTTTACCTCTGTTCAGTTCACCATCTTGAGTTAAACTTCTTCCTACAATACTACCTGTTTGGAAATACATGTTTAAAGCTTCTGCTGGGTTATAGTTAGTACCATTACCTAAATCAACTTCTGCTAGACCATCCATGTCTAAGAATATACCATCAGGAACCGTTCTAGATATCACCTGTTGCATTTTAAGATGAGTTAACTGTATCATATCAGCAAAACCTGTTATACGCGATACAAGTGATTCTATGCGTCCCTTATACATTCTAGGAGCACATATCTGATAACTCATGTTAACCCTGGTAGTATCTGCATCTGGTCTTGTCATGTTTTCAGCCATTCCCCAAGATAACATATTCTCAAAACCAAGAATTTTAGCTCCACTATACAATACTTCTATAGTTCTAGAAGCTCTTTCAAAGTTTGGGTTTTCAGGTGGTAAAAATGTATCTTCTTTTTCTAAAGCTTTTATTAAACCGTTTTCTGTTTGTTTAATTTTAAAAACTTGATCTACAAAAGTTTTCCACTCAAAAAATAATACTTGAACTGTATTCTCGTCCCATCTACCATTCCAGCCTCTAACATACTCTGAATTACCTTTATATTTTTCTATTTTTTCAATTTCTTCTGGGCCTAAATAAGGAAATTTCTTTTTCAATTGTGGTATAGTTAAATTTTTAACTTCACCAACATAATATAAATCTTGAAAGTTAGGATCTTCTGTATAAGACCAAACCATATAAGCTGGATCTACATAATCTAATGTAATACCTTCTGCCTTGTTCCATTCTGTTTTTACTGCAGCTATACCTAAAACTGTTAAGTCGTAGTTTAACCTTTTTCTAACTAAATGATATTTATTTTGATCTAGCACTTGTTGTATAACTTCTTCCTCTGCTATTTCTATAGATTGCTTATAATCTAACTGCATGTGCATTGGTAAATCATCTAAGTTTTCAGGAGTATTTTTAGATGGAGAGAAATTCCTTAAATCAGTTGTTGGAAATAATTCTTTAACCTTTTCGTAGTAGTCTCTTAATGCTATATCTTCTACAATCTTTTGAGCGTACTTAGTTCTCTTTTGTCTAGAGTGAGGATCTTGAGCTAATGTCTTTATATCATAACTTCTTTGAGACATTCCGTTAACTACTATATCAACAAACTTAGGTATAACAGGAACTGGTTTCCAATCTAAGTTTAGATATGATAAATCTCCATTTATAGCTAATTCATCTTTATATTTCTGAACTGGTTGTTCAGCTCTAGCATATAATCTAAGATTATGAAAATAAGTGTAGTTAGTTAAAAACCTATAACCAACACCTCTATAATTTCTAAACCATTCAGACTCGACAGCTCTACCAACCGCTAATCCATATTCGTATGTATTTTTTTCTGCAACAGGTACTACCTGATCCGGAAAGATACTATTACTGTTTGTATAAATCTGCATTTACTTATTAATTTTTGAAGACATTCCACTGTTATCGTAAGTTTTAATACCTAAGCTAATAGGTTTTTGGGACCTTGGTGGAACTGGTCTATATCTATTTTTATTGCAAGCCATAATCGCTAATCCTGAACTGATCGAAGCATCGTGCTTTGTTCTGTTGTTGATATTGAAAATTGCCCAATCTTCTAAAGTTCTTTGAAAATACATGTCACCATGTTCACTTTGTATTAAACCTACGTAATCGGTAATATAAGATTCAATTGCAGCTGCATGAGCCTGCTTAATGTCTTCGCTAGAATTAGGTATTCCACCAACTTCTCTTTCAGCGGTAGATAACTTATTCCAAATCTTATCTGGACGATTCATACTAAAACCTCTATAGCCTCTTCTTTTCAAATGGTAGAGAAGTCTTGGTTTGTTATTTTCTACTAATATAGGCATTCCGTAAAAATGGCAAGCCATTAAAACATCTTCAAAAAACATTTCTGCTGTTTGTGGTCTAGCTATATATTCTAAAAAAAAGTGATTAGGTGGAGCATCTTCCATTGAAAACTTAGTTAATCCGTGAAGTGATCCTTTAGACCCTTTACCGTCGACAGTGCCACTAATATCATAAGAATCACAACCAAATGCTCCGATATGATCGTTTCCAGGGTATTTAATTCCATTTTTTATTATAACATTATTTTGTAAGTTTCTGGGAGGTATCCATGAAACAAAGAATCTCCCATTTTTATTGGGAATAAATATAACGTTAGAATCTCTAAAATCATTCTCCCATTGAAAATTTCCTTGTGTTATATTTTTATGATTATCTATATAATCGTTGTAATCTATTTGCTCGTAAATCTTTTGTAAGTTAAATAAACTATCTTTTGCCTCATCTCTAAACGCGTGTTGTTCGCTTCTTGGAAATTGCCTATAATATTCATTTAAACTATCAGGATCATCTTTTAATCCTTCTACTTCGTTTTCCCAATGTTGTATTACACCTATATCTATTTGATTACCATCTATACCTATTACTGGTTCTGTTGGGTTATCAAATACAGGAAAACCATACTTATCAATAAAACCTTCATAATTCCATTCCATTGGAATAAATAAAGAATATAAACCTTCTTTAGTCTGACCGTTTTTATTACGTTTCAAAACATCAGACCCATAAAATATATCTTTAAAATTTCTTCCTCCTTTATCTAAAGCGTTACTGGTAGATCCCATCATACACTTACCTACTATTCTTCTTCCTAGTCTTAAACAAGTTTTAGTTACTTTCCAGTTGTTCTTAATGTTATCTGGTCTTTCCCACTTACCACTTTCATCATGAGCTAATATCTTTAATTTTTCACCATCATAAGAGTTGTCTCCTGTATTTTTCCAATCAATCGTAGTATCTAAACCTTCTAACTCTCTTAGCTCGTCATTTATTTCTAATTTACGTCTAGTAAGTTTTGAAGCTGGGACTCTATATGCCAGTTCGGTCTTAGGACGATCCATACCATCCTGGATCGGCTTGAAGAAAAACGGATAGTTAACGGATATC